AATGATTACATTTATAGTGATGACGCAATTAACTTCTGTTGGGAGATCCCTAATATTGACTCTTTTGCGGCTGTATCATTTCAGCGTTTGTTTAATACTCAGATTGCTAATATCCTTAACTCCTTTATCAATAAACCTATTGAGGTTGATGGGGATGACTTGATTGTTCATGCTGAGCATAATCAGCATGGTATTATTCAACCTAAGGGTAAGGCTAGTGTGAGTATTACTCATTTGGTTAATGGTGCTGCTCTTGGTCATACTGCGATTAATATTACTGCTGGTAAGAAGGCTCCAGCTTTTGCGTTCTCAACTAACCTGACTCATCAGCAAGCTGAAGAGTTCATGAAGAAGGTTATTGAGATGTTCTATGCTACTACTGATGATATCTTTATTGCTACTAGTAAGGTTATCTAATGACGATTTTTGATATTATCACTAATATCACTACGTTAAAAAAGAAGACTGATATTTCTGTTGAAGAAGAGCGGGAGTATCAGTTTTTTCTTATTAACAGGTGGTTGAGTATGCATAGTGGTGAAGTCGCTACTATTGTAAACGAAACTTCTAATCGCTATTGGATGTGCTTGTCTAAGGATGAACAAAATAAGTTTCTTATGAATGTTATTCCAAAAATGAGATACAAGAAGATTGAGTATATCAAGAAGGTAAAGAAAGAGAAGACAAAAGAAGATGAGAATCTAGAAATGCTAGCTCGCAATCTTGAACTTTCGCAAAGAGAGATTAAGATGTATAAAGAGCACGAATAAATTGAAAAATTAATTTACAATAATATATACAAATATGGTACCAACACTTCCTACGAACGTTCCAGTTCCTGTTCATATGCAAAAAACAAGTGCATTGAACTTTGATAAACACGCCAGTGATACATTCACTCTTATTGATGACTTTGTTCTTGATAAGGTTCTTGACAATATTATTCTAGTCCGTTATGTTGATACTCCTGATAGTAATCAAACTGTTATGAGAAATGGTATTCTTGTACCAATTGATCACACCAAGGCTGCCTGGAGAATTGGACAGATTATTCTTGCAGGCCCAGACTGTAAGAATGTTAAAATTGACGACTTCGTTTGCTTCCCAAATGACAAAGGTATTCCAGTCTCTAATGTTGTTGTCAAGGGATTGGGTAAGATTAAGCAGTCTATCTTCTTGGATGAGACTCGTATTTTCGGTGTTTGTTCAAGAGCTGAGCAGCCAGCTGCTGCTATTATCTGATAAATAATTAGGTGAAAGTAAGCCTAAATCAGTTAAAACTCTTATTACAGCAAAACGTAGTTGAGCTTAAATTCGCCAGGCGCAGACCGCAGCCTGGCGAACCTCTTTTTAGAAGAATGCTTTGCACCAACAGCTATTCCCTTTTAAACAGTACAAAAGGTAGAGTAGCTCTAAACTATAGACCACCTCACCAGCAGTTAGATTATAGTCCGGAATTAAAAGGTTTGGTTGTTACTTGGGATATATTTGAGCAGGATTACCGTCAAATAAATGTTGCAGCCTGCCAGGTAGTTGCCACAATAAAGGCTAATGATGAGTTTTGGAAGTATTATAATGAGAAACTAGCCTTTATGACTGAGAAGCAGAAAATTGACTTTATGCGTATCTAGAATAATTAATATTTGTGATAGATAGTCTTGTACTAGAGCAAAAACTTCAGAAGCACTTTCAGAAGAATATTAAAATTCTTTTGAATGAAAAGGTATTGAGAACAGGTAAGTTCATATTATTTGCTCCTAAAGAGTATTATTTGGTTTTTTGCATAAATTCAAATAATAAAAACAAGTACTTGGAAATACCTTTACCGTTCAAGATTATAGAGTCTGAATCAACAGGAGAGATAATATTTGACTACAAAGTAGAACTCCTAACAGATGATATTACTCTGAAAATTAAAGTCGACGAATACTTTAAACTTTATAAGTCCAAATATTTAAACAATAAGCTTGCTTTTCATTTTTCATGACACTATACTAAACGTAGTGAAACAGAAAGACATCCTATCAGCATTTCCAAGCAATCACACTCCTCGAGAACAGCAAGCTGCTGTCCTAAAAAAGATTGAAAAGTTTCTTCGTGGAGATAAGAAGTTTCTTATTTTGTGTGCACCAACTGGTTCTGGTAAATCATACATTTCTCGTACCGTAGCTAACTTGACTGACTCTTGCAGTAAAGACTTCAAGCATTTGGTTGATTCCTATTCGATTTACCAGATGGATCAATCCGGAGAGTTCTCAAATCAAGAAGAGATTGATAAGCAGCAACCTTTCGGCTCAATGGTATTGACTATCTCTAAGAACCTTCAGAACCAATACAAAGAGTTCTTTAGTGACTCTGATATTCTCAAGGGTAAGTCTAACTATCAATGTACTATTGATGAGACTAAGGATGTTGAAATCGCTCCTTGTGTCGTTGTTGGTAAGATCAAGGATGATTGCTGGAAGAAGTGTATTTGTCCATACTATGAGGCTCGTAATCGAGTTGTTACTAGTAACTTTGGCATTCTTAACTATAGCATGTTTTTGGCTCTCCCTGATCAGCTAAAGCGTAAAGAGCTTTTGATTTGTGATGAGGCTGCTGAACTTGAAGATGAATTGGTTAAGCGATTTGGTTTTGATATTAGCTATGAGCGTTTGGCTCAGCTTGGTATTCATACTCAGAAGCTAGCTACTGATGTACCTAATCGAGTCATTGAGTGGCTTACTAATCTCTTGAGTGTTATTGAAGAGCAGATTAAGATCTTGACTGAAAAGCGTAATAAGAAAGAGCTTACAGATGCTCAGCAGAACAAGCTTCGTGGATTGAACAATGTATTGCATTCTGTAAAGACTGTTGTTGGTCATTGGAATGATTGCAAATACGTTATTGAGAAGTCTGCTACTGCTGTTAACTTCTCTCCTTTGAAGGTAGATAAGCTTTCTAGTCATATCTTTGATCATGGTCAGAAAGTTATTCTGATGTCTGCAACGATTATTGATCCAGTTAACTTTGCTAAGAGTCTTGGCATTGAAGAGTATGAATATATTGAGATGCCTTCTTCGTTTGATCCTAAGAAAGCTCCAATCTATGTTCATACTAAGTACAAGCTTAATCATGCCAACCTAGAGCAGAACTTGCCACACGTGTGTAATATTACCGAAGAGCTTCTTAACAAGTATAAAGAAGACAAGGGTATTGTTCACACTCATTCCTTTAAAATTACTGAGTATGTAAAGGCTCGATTTGATAATCATGGTGATAGAATGCTTTATCGAGAGCAAGGTAAGACTAACGAAGATATTGTTAAAGAACATGTTGAGTCTGAAAAGCCAACTGTACTTGTATCTCCGTCATTGACTCATGGTGTTGATCTTAAGGATGAGCTAGCTCGTTTTCAAATTGTATTAAAGCTACCTTACTTGCCTCTTGGCTCTAAGCGAGTTGAAACATTGTTTAAGCTTGATCCTGATTGGTATGAGAATAAGATGCTAAGTAGTCTTGTGCAGGCTTGTGGTCGTGGTATTAGAACTGAGCAAGATCACTGCGATACTTATATCTTGGACGGTACAATTAAGTTTGTTCTTATGAAATGTAAGCACAAGTTGCCTCAATACTTTATTCAGAGGTTTCAATAACATACCTAGCTAGTACGCTTGTAGTCATATTCTGTTTCACATAGCTGTATAGCTCTTCTAGAAGCATATCGTACTCTAGAGGTACTATACAGCTTTTCGCATATTCATTAGTAGCAATAATAAGCTTTTTTGGCCAATTAAATAAGGTATTCTTCGGACAATTTTCTAATCCAATAAAATAAGGTATGCATCTATTAGCTAGAATCTCATAATGTCTTAAACAATCCCAACCACCTTTCTTAAAGGTAACTCCATAATAAGCTTTGTAATAGTCGTAAAAGTAAGTATCTTCTTTCTTAAAAATATAAGTTTCTGGTTTGCCTGGATAAACACAGCCAAATAGTTGAGACTTATTAAATGGTATGTGTGGCATTAAAACTTCATCAGGTACTGCCATTGCTATTGGTTTTATATCTGTTCTTTCACTTATTATCTCTCTTTTAAAATAGACTCCTTTTGAAACAAAAGACTCTAAAATTAATTCGTGATCATCTCCATCTATGAAGATAATATCTTTCTTTTTATAAACCTTTAACACATCTTCTAAGAACATTTGGTCTCTCCACACAGAAGAAAAGATTACTTTATCATAGAATTTGTTTAAGATTTTGTTTCTTATCTCTTGTGGGAAGTCTATAATGGGACCTTTCTTTACTTTACTACAAACAGTAAAGCCTGGAGTTTTAACTATACCTTCCCATTTGCTATTAACAACAAACTTATCATCCCAACCTATACCTTTTAAGAGATGAAAAGGAGCAGCATACGTGTACAATTCAATATCTTTTCTATCAGCTAGCCCTATGTAGAGCATATTAGATAAATAGTCTGGTTGTGAGAAGTTGTTGATAAATAGAACTTTCAACATATAAAAGCCAGAACAATTTATAAATATTTCTGTGAGAGATCAACCATTCTATTTTGAGATAAAAGATCTGATTACGCAGTTTGTTGCTGCATTTAACTCTGTAGTTATAAATAGGTACGATAAAGACAGAGTACCCGATGAGAAAAAGTTAAGAGTTTCGTACGTATATGCTCCGAAACAAAGAGTAATTCAAGATTTAGTTAACAAGTCAATGCATTTAACTTTACCAGTTATTGCAGTAACTATTGGAGGTATTCAGAGAGATAGCTCAAGAGTCTTTAATAAGATTTTAGGTTCTTTTTATGCTAATAACGGTGTTGGTACTACTGACTACTTACCTCAACCAGTACCAATTAACATAACAGTTAACATGAGTATTTTGACAAAATATCAAACTGATATGGATCAAATACTCAGTAACTTTGTACCTTATAGCAACCCATATGTAATTATTTCTTGGAAAATACCTCAAGCCTTCGTTCAAGTACCGCAAGAAATAAGAACTGAGGTGTTATGGTCAGATAGTCTAAATATGACATATCCGACAGATATTGACAGTACAACCCCTTATAGAGTTGCTGCTGATACTTCTTTTACAATTAAAGGTTGGTTATTTCCTAAAGATCAAGGCCCAGTTAACAATATTTTCGTAATCGACGCAAATTTTATACCTGTATCTGGATTTGATGTATATTAAAAATGAGTTCTACAAATTACCCACCATATAGTTCGAATCTAACCGAAACGATATACATTACAGCTGCATACGTTTCTGGTGGGGATACTTACTCATTACCAGCTAGCTCTAATCTTACTGAAACGATTCTAATTACTTCGGAATATGTTTCTGGAGGTAATACTTATTCTTTACCAGCTAGCTCTAATCTTACTGAAACAATTCTAATTACTTCGGAATATGTTTCAGGTGGCAGTACATATTCCTTACCATCTAGCTCTAATCTTACTGAAACGATCTTTATTACAGCAGAATACGTTTCTGCAGGAGATACGTATTCATTACCAGCTAGCTCTAATCTTACTGAAACTGTTGTTGTTTCAGCCTTGCCGTGTATCTCATATGTTCACTATTCAAGATATGGTAAAAGATCTACATATAGAGATGTTACAATAACAGGTAACTTCTTATTCCTTGATAACATTTACCTTAGCGCTAACGATAACTCTCTCTTTACACCACTTACAACAGAGTATGTAGATTTCTTTTCTCCTGAGAATCTTGTTTCCTTAAGATATTTACCAACAACTGTCTACAATCTTACTAATGCCTACCCAGCAATTTCTGCTGTTAGAATTACTAACTTTACAAAGATTTCAGACACAAAAGTTTTATTTACCCTACCACCCTTAAGCAATTTCGAGGGCGGTACTCAAATTAATTTCATTACGTTTAATAAGTCTGGTTATTGTATTTCAGATGGTATTACAGTATTTGACGTAAATCCTGTTACCCCTACTCCTACACCTTCTGTTACCCCTACACCGGTTACTCAAACACCTACCCCAACTACAACGTCGACTCCTACAGTTACACCATCGAGTACTCCATCTACTACTCTAATACCTACACCTACACCTACAACTACTCCAGGTCTTACTCCTACACTTGGTCAGGCAATTATTATAACAGGGGTCGGAAATGACTTCTGCGCTTATGGTTGCTATACCTTAGCGTTTGTTGGTAGGTTAACTTATTCGTTGTATATCAACGGTGTATTGTATAGAGTTACTGATGATGTAATTCAATATACAAATAATACAATTCCAACATCTCACTTAACCTACTTACCATCCCTTAACGGTTGGTACTTACAAGGCTTGACCCCTCAAGGTGTAATTAACTATGCTTACAAGCCAGGTGGTTTAGGCTATGATATCAATACATCGTTTACAATTATGACTGGTGGTGGTAGTATTAATTCTAATGTATTTCCATTCTGTTTCACTCCTTCAGTAACACCTACAAAAACATTAACCCCAACACCAACTATAACTCGTAGCAGTACTCCAACTCCAACACCCACACATTTGTAAGAATAAATTGAAATACCTGTTCTAAACAATAAATAATTTTATGGCAATTGATGGTTCATCAAAAAACGACACAATGGGTCAAGTAATGAATATGATATATTCAAAGCTTCCTTACACA